GTAAAATTTAAAATTTAAGAGGATCAGAGGATTATCCCCACTTTCTTTGGGATATTCTATTATTACCTTTTTTAAATTTTCCACTGGAACCCCCATATATCCTCTTATCCTCTTAATTACTTGTAAGAGATTAATATTATTAATAAATAATTAAGAGGATCGAAAGAGGATCAAAGACCATTGGAAGAAATGTTTCACGCTGAATGTTTCACAGTAGAAATTTGGATCGGAAAATATGAACGTGCTGGAACTGGCTTATAAACATGGGTTGGACCCGAGAAAAACCGGGAATAAGGACGGTGGGGAATATCATAGCGCTTGTCCGGGATGCGGGGGCGCGGATCGGCCGGGGGACCCGTCGGACCGGTTCACCATGTGGCCGGAGGCGCGGAACAACGGGCGGGATTGCGGGGGCAAGTATTGGTGCCGGAGGTGCGAGAAGTCGGGCGACGCGATTCAGTTCTTGCGGGACTTCGAGGGGCTTTCGTTCCAGGACGCATGCCACGTACTCGGGCGCGATTTGAAAGAGTTTGCAGATGTGCGGCCGCGGGGATCCGGGAAGCCGGAATGGGAACCGAACAAATACGAGTCGCCGGCCGGGATCTGGACCGAGAAGGCGATCAAGTTTGTGAACTGGGGGTTCGATCACTTGATGGAGAACCAAGCAGAACTGGACTGGTTGAATGCGCGCGGAATCGACGAAGAAACGATCGCACGTTATGGCCTTGGTTGGAATCCCGGTGAAAAGGGTGGACCGATTTTTAGGAGCAGAGAGGATTGGGGAGTATCCGAACAAATTAATGAGAAAGGGGGGAAGGTGCCTTTGGGTTTACCGATCGGGCTGATCATTCCGACCTACGTCGAGAAAGAGTTGTGGCGGATTAAGATCCGCCGGCCGGATCCTTTGCCGCTGCGGGTTGACGGAACGCCCTGGCCGCGCTATTATTTTCTGCCGGAGTCGCGGAGCTGTACCATGGTGCTGGACCCGGAGCGCCGGGGTCATGTGATCGTGGAGTCGGAGCTTGATGCGGTTTTGATTTCTAAGGTGGCGGGGGACCTGGTGAGCGCGGTGGCGTTGGGGTCGGTGTCGATCAAACCGGATAGCCGGACTTATAAACTTTTAAAGAGTAGTCTGCAAATATTAGTGGCGATCGATTTTGATAAGGCCGGCGCCGGGGCCTGGCCCTGGTGGAAAGAACATTTTCCGGATTGCGAGCGGTGGCCGGTTTCGAAGGCGAAAGATCCGGGAGATGCGTTTAAAGAAGGGGTGGATGTGAGGGGGTGGGTGAAGGCGGGATTGCCGCCGGTTTTCGGAATTTAAACCACGGAACACACGGAATATACGGAAGTTTTTAAAAAAGGAGAAAAACATGTTTAATTTTTTAAAGAAGAAGCAAAAAAAGGAAAAGGTGCATGGGAAAAAAATAATTATACGTCTTTTGAAAACCGGTCCATCTTCCAAGGATCGCCCTGACTATCCCGACGAGATTTTTAAACGCGCATGGTTAATAGAAGAAAAACAGATTGGTGACGTGAGGCTTATTAATGTTTTATTCTGGTGGTTCGATTTTGCGCAAAATTCCTGGTTTCGAACGGACGAGGTGGAGTATTATTTTGTTGATTGGAGTATATCCAAAGATTACGCAGAGAAAGAGGTCGTTTAAAAGGAGACAGATATGGGGAAAAAATTGTGGGTTGTCGGTCAATATAAAAAGTTGACCTCAAAAGGGGTTGTTTGGCATTTTCAGGGTGTTTTTGATAGCGAGAAGAAAGCAATTGAGGCCTGTGAAGATGAAAATTATTTTATAGGTCCTATTAATTTGAATCTGATTTTACCGAAGGGAGGTGAAGTCTGGCCGGGTTGTTATTATCCAAAAGCCAGGGTTGCATGTGCCGCTTGCTCCGAAAAGCGAAAAAAAGGATATAATGGGGGCTGCGCGCGGTGTCATGCAACTGGAGAAATAATAATTCAATTGCCGTTTACATGGAAGTTAAGAAAATTAAATGGACCAAGAATTTAAAAACATCCGCGAAGTGGTGAAGTTTTTGAAGGCGGACGGGTGGGAGGTGGCCCAAAGCTCGATCTATAACCATGCTCAAAAGAAGTTGATCAGCCCGAACCGAAAAGGGATTTATACGGAGCGGGCGGTCAAACAATACGCGCGGGATTATTTGAAGCTCAGGGGAAGCGAGTTAAAGGAAAAGAAGTCGGGTCTGGTCGATAAAAGGGCCATGATCGATATCGTGCTCAAGTCGGAACTGGCCAAGACGGCCAAGCATAAGCGCGAAGTGCGCGAGGGGCGGTTTGTTTTGCGGGCGGAGGCGGAGCTGGAGTTTATCGGGCGCTGGGCCATGCTGGAATCGCAATTAAAGGCCAAGATGCAGTTCATGGCGGCGGACGTGATCGTGATCGTGGGCGGGGACGAGAAAAAGATCGAGGATTTTATTAATTTTATGACGGGGCAGGTGGATGAGGTGATGAACGATTGCGCGAGTATGGATGATTTTGAGTTATTTATGGAACCGACGGAAGACTGAGAAGATTTAACCGCAAAGGACGCAAAGGAAGAGAATTTTAACCACGGAAAACACGGAATACACAGAAAAGGAGAATAGCATGGAAATTGAAGAAATATATGAGGAGTTTGAAAAAAGCAGTTTACGATTTCGTCAAAAGGCTAACCTGGCGCGTATCGTTGCTAAAAAGGCATATAAGAAAAACAATATGAAAAAATGGGACAAATTCAACGCTATAGCGCGCGTATATGATATGACGTGGTTGGATATCGCACCTCTTCTTTCTGAGCTATTAGATAAGACGTCAAAGAAGTTTCAGGAAGAGCAAATTTCATTTTGAAACGGTTATTAAATGACTATTGCCCTTCAAAAAAATGACGGTCGCGTGCGGGTCGTGGTGAGCGGGAACCCCTCCTGGATGCCGGAGAAGTACAGGCGCCGGCCGGAGGCGGTGGCGCATGTGTGTCGGATCACGAGGGGGGAGAAAAAGGTTTTTCAGAAGCGGGAGCGGCCGAAACCGAGCGAGTGGGTGGAGAAAAACAGGGTGCTGTCGGTGGGGCCGTTCGCCGGGACCAAGTGGAAAAATTCGACCACGCCTTATTTAAAAGACATGATGGACGCGGCTTTTTTCCCTTCGGTGCGCGAAATCTATATTTGTTCGGCGCCGCAAACGGCGAAAACGACTTTTATAGACAACTGCATCGGGTATGCGATCGATCATTATGCGGGGCCGGTGTTGTACGTTTACCCGGACGAGACTACGAGCAAAGAAAACTGTAAAGATCGTATTTTGCCCATGATCACATCGAGCCCGCGGCTGCGGGGCTATTTGACCGGGACGGATAACGACGAGAGCGCCACGCGCATCAATTTGCAGCACATGCAGCTCTATATGGCGTGGGCGACCTCGGCGACCAAGTTGAGCAATAAAACGATCAAGCTTTTGGTGGGGGATGAGATCGACAAATATCCGGAGACGCCCAATAAACGCGAGGGTGGGACCATCGATTTCATGCGCGCGCGCGTGACCTGGTACAAATACGATCATAAAATTTTTTTAAGCAGTACACCGACCATCGAGCACGGGCCGATCTGGCAATGTTTGGCCAAGGAAGCGCAAGTGGTTTTCGATTTTCATGTGGTGTGTCCGGATTGCGGGGCGTCTCAAAAAATGATTTTCGATCAAATCAAGTGGCCGGAAGGGGAGCGGGACGCGATAAAAATCAAGATCGAGAGATTGGCCTGGTATGAGTGCGTGCATTGCAAGGGTAAATGGAGCGATACGAAGAGAGATTTTGCGGTGAGGATGGGGAAGTGGCGATCGAGACCGCAAGAGTTAAAAATAAATTCTGGCCCGGCTTCGTCCGACGACTACGCCGTGGCAAGCCCGGAGGGCTTGGATATGTTCGAGTATTTGGAAAAGCATAAACCGCACAATATCGGGGTTCATTTACCCTCATGGCTTTCATGGTTGGTATCGCTTTCGACGGTGGCGGCGTCATTTCTAAATGGGTTAAACGACAAAAACGCGCTCAAGGATTTCATGAACAAGCATAAGGCGGAGCCCTGGAAGACCTACACCAAGGAACATAAGTCGGACCGGGTCAAGGCGCTCAGGGACGATCGGCCCCAAGGCACGGTGCCGGCGGGCGGGGTAGTGGCATGCTTGACCGGGTCGGTGGACACGCAGGATGACGGGTTTTGGTATGAGATCCGCGCGTGGGGTTGGGGCATGGAGCAAGAGAGCTGGCAAGTGCGTTTCGGGTTTGTGGACACCTTCGCGGCGGTGGAGCGGGTTTTGTTCGATGACGAGTATCGGGACAAGGACGGCAATAAATTTATTGTGGCCTATGTAGTCCAGGACGCCATGGGTCATAGGACGGCGGAGGTTTACGATTTTGCGCGCAAGCATTTGGGACGGCTGGAGGCGTTCCAGG